ATTATCGGCACATGAAAAACTATGTGCTGAAAGAATGGAACAGTTAATAAAGACAATAGATGAATTGCGTAGTGATGTTAAACAACTTCATTCAGACATGAATAAAGGTAAGGGTGTTATAGCATTTATAATAATAATAGGTGGAATTGTAGGAGCAGTAATTAGTTTATTAAAATATTCTAAGTAATGAAAACAAGTAACAAAGGTGTTTTAAGTGAAGTTATAGCTTATTCACATTTTGCCAGAAATCCTGATCTTCTTGTATTCACTCCACTATGCGGTGTTGGTCCAGTTGATATTGTAACCTACAATCTCAAAACAAAAAAATATGTTAATTATGACGTTAAAACAGAGTCTTTTAGATTGTCAAAAACAAAGAATGGTAATTCTTACAAAGACAGAATTAACAGATCTCCTAATGAAAGACAAAAAAATTTGAATGTTAAAATAGTCTATGTTGATGAATACGGCAAAGTAACAGTTAAATGAAACTATCAGAAAATTTTACTTTAGAAGAATTAACTTATTCTAAAACAGCCAATGATAAAAAGATATCTAATATACCTAAAGTTGAACATATAAGAAATCTTCAATTATTATGCGATAATGTTTTACAACCAATTAGAGATAACTTTAAAACTCCTGTAAAAATTAATTCTGGTTATAGAACACCTGAGCTTTGTCTTGCTGTTGGTTCTACAATTAAATCACAGCATACAGAGGGTAAGGCAGCAGATTTTGAAATAGATGGTATTTCTAATTTAGAATTAGCTAACTGGATTTATCAAAATATAAATTTTGATCAATTAATATTAGAAATGTGGAACGTAAATGATGATAATTCAGGATGGGTACATTGCTCATATAATGGAGATCAAAATAGAAAACAATATTTGAAAGCCGAACAAATAGATGGTAAAACTACATATTCAACAATGGAGATAGAATAATGTTACCTGCATTACAGATTGTTGCGCCACTTGCTAAAATGCTTTTTTCAACTATTGACAAAGCAATTCCTGATAAGGATCAGGCAGAAAAATTGAAATTTCAACTAAATCAACAACTACTAAAATCTTCTACTGAAGAATTAAAAGCGGCAGCATCTATAGTAGAAGCTGAAGCTAAATCTAATTGGTTTGTCTCATCCTGGAGACCCTTACTTATGTATGTTTTAATTTTTATATTGGTATGGAATTATATCTTTGGACCAATTATTAAAATTTTTTTTGGTTCAGTAATAACTTTTGAGCTACCAGGAGACGTGTGGACTTTATTACAGATAGGTTTAGGTGGATATGTTGTTGGAAGATCTGGAGAAAGTATAGCAAGAACCTTGGCTAATAAAGCTGTAAACAGTAAAGAAGAATAATGTCTAATAATATTAAAACAGCATTTGTAATAATGTACAAAAAGAGAATGTCTAACAAAGATTATTATGGCAAAAAAAAATCTAGAAAACAAATTTATAAAAAATCCTAGTAGAAAGAGAAAAGGCAGACACACTAAAAAAGTTAATAAGTCTAAAACTTACAAAACTTATATTGGACAAGGTAGAATATGTTGAGATTGTTAACATTATTTAATGAATGGTTAAATAATTTCTTATGGAACATTGAGTCAAAAAAACGTAAAACAAGATTAACCAAAATTAAAAATGAATAGTTGTATATTTAAAACAAGTTATGGTTGCTTATTATTAAACAAATGTAGATGTAATGAGAAAAGAACATAAAAATCCAAAAGGTGGACTAACAGCTGCAGGCAGAGCTTTCTTTAAAAGAACAGAAGGATCTAATCTTAAAGCTCCTGTAAAGAGGGGTTTAAATCCTCGTAGGATCTCTTTTGCTGCACGTTTTGGGGGTATGGCTGGTCCAATGAGGGATAATAAGAATAGACCCACCAGATTGGCTTTAGCTTTGAAAGCATGGGGTTTTAGAAATAAAGACTCAGCAAGAGCTTTTGCTGCAAGACATAAAAAATCTTGAGAAAAAAGAAGAAATTCAGCATACATCGTTGTGGATTTTGCTTTATTTGTAATAAGGAATTGTTATCAAACATGGGTGGTTGGATTGTAAATGCAGAAAGACTACATTTTTGCTACTCTGATGAAAATAATTGCTTTGATTATTACCTTATAAATAATATAAAGAATAAAACAAAGGCAAAAAAATAAAGGATAAAACAAATGGAACGTAAAGGTTTATATTATAATATAAATAAACGTAGAAAAGCAGGTATATCCAGATCTAAAAAAGACTCAACGATATCTCCAGAAGCATATAAAAATATGGAAGCTGGCTTTCCTAAAAAAAAGAAAAAAACTATTTTATAGTTCTTTGTTTATTTGCTCATAGATATTCCAAATATCATTTTGGGGTTTCCAATATCCTATTTTTAAATTTTTCTGATTGTGGTGGTACATTATTGTTGAATGATTTCTCTTACCTAAAATATTACCAACGATAGAGTAATTCATTCCTGCTCTGTCAAGCATAGAGTTAATTGCAATTGTTCTTGCATAAACAAATTTCTTTAACCTGCTTGATGATTTTATTTGATCAACTGAGACATTTAGTTTAGTACAAATTTTTTCTAAAATATTATTTATCTCAGGTGATAAATTTTCATAATTTTTTTTCTTAGGTTTTTTACTAATTAAATTTGATGTATAATATCTTACTTTATATTTAGATATTTCTAAGTTCTTAAAATTCCAAACTAATCTACATCCTGTAAGAAAACCATCTCTATAATCTTTATCTTTTACAGTTTTAGTTTTACCTTTCATTGAAGTTTTTAATCTTAACATTGCTTGTTTTGTAAAATCACTCATTGTTTAATCCTTTCATTAAGTTTATTTTAAAAAGCTCAACACAACAAAACCTATGCATATAGCAAAAAGAGAATGCCAAAAACCAAGTTCTGTTATAAGCTCAATCATTATTTTTATCCTTGTTTTTTAATTGCTGTAGTTCAATTTGTAAGCATTGTATTTCAAGATTATGAATATCTATAATCTGTTGTAGTTTTAATATTTTCTCCTCTATTTCTTTTTGTTCTTTGTTAACCATTCATGTTCATCCATTGGTTATCGCACTTAACACATCTGAACAATCCAGGATCTATATCTGACTCAATATCACTTGTTGTTAGATTAGGTGTGTACCATTCTTTAGTTAACTCACTTTGTTGATATGCTAAGTTTTTCTTTATTGCTAAGTATTGTATTCTAGCACTTTCACAGACTGGACACCTAATTACTTTCATTGTTTTGTTTCATTTTGTTTAACTATGTTGTTATCGCCTCTGAACAACATCTCAATATATTGAGTGTAATAAAAGTCTGACAACTTTGGATCTTTCTCATTTAATGATTTCTGTAAAAACATCTGAGCAAGAATATATTTATCATTAGAATTATTATTCATAACAGATCCGAGTAGTGAAATGTTTTAGAAGGAAAAACAGGTTCTGCTTTTGGAAATACTGCTAAAAGATTTTGCAATGCTTCTTCTTTTGTAGCTCCTGTTCTACTAACTTGAACCTTTACAGAATAACCTGCATCAATAGCTCCTGTGCATTTATACTTATCTTTATTCGTAATGTTTTTATCTAAAACCATTTTACCATTGTCATCAATTTTATATTCTTTAATTGATGTAACAGGATCTGGTTTATGATTATAAACTACGTTTTTATTTGTCATTTTTTATCCTTTCATCGTTGTTTATCTTTGCAGCAATTCAATAATGATTTGATCTAATTGATCGGCAACCACAAAGCCAAGCCACAAAAAATATATTAAAATTAGTGAGACGATAATTTGTGTAATAAATTTTACAGTCATTAAGCCGCCTTTCTTTGTTTGTTTAAAATCTTCCAGCCGATATCTTTGCATAGATAAATAGTGCCATCTACGTCAACTATATCGCCAACACTCATTGTAGTGTGACCACAATCAACATCACCTTTTTTCATTGCTTCTTGAAAGTCAGCGCCTGTTCCAAATTTATCTTTACCAATTATACAAACTTTATTTGTGGTATTGCTGTTGGATAATGGATTTGTATCATCATTACTAAACACACTAAACACAGTATCTACATTCTCATCATCTTTAATAACGCCTTCAAATACTTTGATGTGAGTCTTTGAGAAATTAACCGCATACTTTGCGTAAGGATTATAGTCTCTTTGATAATATACAATTATATTTTTCATTTATGCTGCCTCCTTGTTTTTATTTTTTTCAAAAACATCAAGACAAATTTTAAAAGCAATGTCATTTGTCATAAATCCCTTGTCTGTTTTATTAAATGGTACATTATTCTTCATAAATAATTTATGTACCTTTACACGCTGATACGCTGTTGCTTCTCTAAGCCACCATTTAATTTCATGATCCCAAAAATAAGCAAGTCCCATATAATCATTAGTACCTACAAAAGACTTATCTAATTTATTTAATCTATTGAATTGCTTCATTCCACAATTCAAATATAAATTAGTTTTATAATGTTCATCCATATTAACCTTGTTATACATATTATCCCCTTTGTTATTTGTTTTATTGTTTTTTATTTAGTTTAACCCCTTGCATTGTTCTAAAGAATATTTGTTCATAGGAAATAATTTGTCTCTTTCTATTCCTAATCCAAAAGATCCTTTAAACTCTTTTAGTTCATCAAGAGATACATAACCAAATTCTTTTTCGTGTAGGTTAGTTAATCCAAAAGCAACATTAGTATCTGGATTTAATCCTGATAAGTACCAAGTACCAATGCCTGTTGGATTAAAAAGTTTTGCAACAACTTTGAAATCTTTTGATCCATCTTGTTCTTTATTATTTTTTACAAGCTGATCGTATTGTTGCTTGGTTAGTAGTTTCATGCTTTCTCCTTTTGTTGGTTGGTTAAATTTAGTCAAAGTAGTTTCCTCTTACCCAAGTGAAGGTATCGTTTTTATCTATGATATCACTATTGTTATTACCGAACCAAGCTCCTTGAGGTAAATCAAAATAATTGTTGGCTTGTTCCATTGCACATAATCCGCCTTCAATATCTTTAGCTTTGAAAACATTTCCATCAAAGATAAAGGTATATGTTTTTGTCATCTAGTTTCCTTTGTGTGATTTGTTTGGCATAACCTATATATGGCATCATATAGCCAATATGTCTATATATCTACATAAAGAAATATTGTAGATAAATCAGTAACTTATTTTGTATCTTTTACTTTAATTAAAGTTCTTATAATCTTTATGTTATTAACCTTGTAGTTTGATTTTTCTCCAGGGGATGATGTTTTTGCATCTTCTAAACTATCAAAATCTTCTTCAATGCGAAAAGAACACTCTCCATAAATTATTTTTTTGTATCTTTGCATTGCTCTTTTTGAGTAAGAGAGTTAAGTATTTTTTTTAAATTTCTATGTCTCTCGATCGCAACTTCTAAGTAATTAAGAAAATCTATGCATTCTTCCTGAGCATCTAATAACCATTCATCAACATCTTTTGGATTATCATGCATAGTAATTCCAAACTTATTCATTCCACAAATTGATCTATGAATAATTTTATCAATTACTCTTTGAGTAATAGGATCTTTTGTTATGTCTGATAACTTTATTTTATCAATGTCATGCTTTTGCATTTACCTAATTTAGTTGTAATCCATCCTCTATCTTTAAGTTGATGGACATAATTATATACAGAATTTTTAGATTTAAGGTTTACCCCTCGCATGATTTTTTCATACGAGGGAGCTTCCTTATTTTTTTCCATATAGCTTTTTACAAAATCAAAAATCTTTTTTTGTTTTTTTGTTAAGCTATATTTCATTTCTTATCTCCTGTATGTTTGTTTTTGATAACCGCCTACAGACTTGGTTGGAGCTGCACCATCTCTCGCTGGTTTAACAGAATATAAAGAAAGAAATTCTGTGCCTTCAGGCATAGATTTTCCCTTACCCACTATTTTTCTGTAACCACCTAAATACAACTTAGATGAAGCACCTGCATCAGCAACTAATTTATAACCAGATAAAATTGCTGTACCTGTGAAATCAAAGTCTGTTTCTTTTTCTTTAGTTGCAGGATCTGTAAAGAATATCCCACCACTATTTTTTGCATCAGCCATTTAACCTCCTAGTTTTGTTTGGTTGATTATATTTGTTCGTACAGAGCTTTGTGTAAACTTGGAAAAAGGTTCTGACTTTATATTATGAAGTTCACTTTCTTCATCATCACCAATTTCAAGCATAAAAGTTTTTAGTAAAACATATTTAGTTGCATAACTAATTGCCTTACCAATTCCTTTATCTGATGGATCAACTCCATATCCAACAAATCCCTGCGCAACGTAACTATCCGAAGGTTCATCGACATTTATAAATTTTACATCTATCGATACCATCGTAAGGTTACCTTCTTTACAATGACTAGATACAGACGGAATTGCTATTATCCCCTGTTTAATCATTTCAGCTTTAATAGTGTTGTTAACCTCATTATGGGTTACTATTTTATAAGGAACACCACCTTTTGCTGTCTCTTTTGTTACAGATTTTGCATTTTTCATTACGTTGTACATACGCACAGCCAATGAAACTTTAGCAACATCTTTTAACACATCTTTATTTACCATTTTTTATTACCATTAGTTTTATCCTGTAGAATAATTTTTACTCTACAGGTTATTTAAAGACAAAAAAAAATAGTCATGAGCAAAACAAAACCAACTACAGTTTTTCTTTTTATTTTATTCATGGATTGTCTGTCTTTAAATTTTTTAATTTCACAACTTGTATTAACAACAACAAGCTCAATATTTCTTTTCATCTTGATAAACCCCATAATTGCATAGCTTTATTTTTATATTGAGATCCAATGTTCCAAGCATAAGGATGATCAAAATCTGGATCTAAATCAACAAAGTAAGTATGTTCACCATCATGACGTGCCATTAATCTTTCTCTGCGATAAGCAATAGATTGTGCCTGGTTAATTAAAAAGTTTAAATTTTTTGGTTGTAACAATTCTGAGTTATCTGGTGTAAATATTTTATATTGATCCTTTGCAACATACACCAGGTGAGGTTTCTTTTTTGTTGCAAGCCAATATATTGCAACTTGTAAAAGATGGTTAGGATCAATTTTATCGTTAATTGCAACAGTATAAAAAGAAGTTGTTCCATCTTTTTTTGGTTTAGGAGCTTTCCTTCCCCACTTAGTTTTTAGCTCCAGGAATGAATTGTCATCTTCAAAATCTATTCTGCCAATGACTGGCAGCACACAATTTTTTAATTTTACTGCAACTGTTCTTTCACAATGAATGGGTTTTTTAAATCCAATTTCTTCAAATGCTTGAAAAAATGTTTTTATTGTTTGTGTTAAATTTTCTCTATTATTTTGAAATTGTTGTCGATCTAAATCATCTACAGGTTTATACTCCATGTAATATTTTTCAGACTGTTCATATATTTTTTGTAAAATCGTATCATTAATTTGATCGTATGCTTTGTGGACCACATGCTTATCTGCTACCCACTCTACATCAGCATGTAAAAGTATTCCTGCTCTACCAACAGAATTGCCTGCCTGCATTTTAGAATTTGTATCAAAATCTCTTCTATCTCTTTCATCACAATATAAATATTGAAAGCTCCAGATCCCATCTTTTTTTGTCAACTGAGATGGAGAAAAATGATCGATATTATATTTTTGAGACCAGCTTGGAAGTAATTGTTTTTTTTTCTTAGCAGCATAATAGTCTGATAATGTTTTTGTAAAAACATAATTATCCATATTTGAAGATAATGTTTCCATACTGTTCAATACATTATATGAATGATTGTAGAACAAAAGCAATTAATAGTTATAGACATTGTTTATAAGTTTTGGGCTTGTTTTCGTAGTTTTTTTGGCTATATAAACATGCATGAAATTAATAGATTATAAAACAAAACATAACTTAAGTTATAGTGGATTAGCAAAAGTATTAGAAATTAAGGGTAATAATCCTACGGCTACAGTTAGAAAGTGGTGTTTGGGAGAAAGAATACCTCGCAGTTCTAACATTATAAATATTCAAAATAAAACGAATAATAAAGTTAAGCCGCAGGATTTTTATGGTTAGGCGTAAGCAACAGGTAAAAAAATATAATAATAAAGAAATTAGTTTTGTTAGTTATATTGTAACCTGGAAAGACATAGTCTCTGACAGCTCCTGGCAGACTATTGATGATGCAAAAAAACGTAAGCCAGCAATCGTAAAAAGTTTATGTTATATTTTAAAAAAAACAAAGACTGAAACGATTACATTTTCCGATTACAGTATTGATTGCGACAATGAGGATGATATTGAGATTGCAAATACGAACATTATACCAAATTCAGTTATTGTAAATATTGAAAAAGTTAAATGAAATTAATTTTAACAATCATAATGATGAATGGCACGTTATATAGTTTTGAGTATCTTGTTGGTAATAATTATAATCCATACTTGTGTGATGCTGCATTTAAAAAATTAACTTATTTAAATCAAATTACCAATCACAAAGGCAGACAACAGATGGCAACTTTTTACAAAAGTAAAGAAGTTCTTGGTTACACTTGTGATTACGAAAAAATTTACAAGTAATGGCTAGAGATAATTATTTTAACGAAGGCGATAAATATTCACAATGGCATAGATACATAAGCGAAGATCTTGGCATGATAGACTTGGACCAGGTCGAAATATGTAGAAAATGTTACGAACCTTTATTTATTGCAGAGACTTGTTACGATAAAAATCAAACACACAAAACCTACACAACAACGCGCAGGATTGCTGAAAGAGCAAAATTAGATGCATATCTAATATTTTACAAGTTTGATGAAAGTAAACAAATGATTACGTCTTTTAGAATACAGAAGGTAGCACCATACAAATCAGAGTTGCTGGAATTAACTGTTGAAGAGTGGGTTAATGAAATGTTGCGGTATCACGAAGAACATAAGAAATTTTGCGTTAAACAAGGTGTATGAATACCTATGAGTTTGTATCATAAATTAGATCCTAAAATCATGAAACACCCAAAACTTTCACCACAATCAAAATTAATTTACTACGCGCTAGTTACCTTCTGGAATGAAAAAACCAAGAAGTGTTTTCCTAAAATGAAAACTATAAGCTCTCTAACAGGTTTTTCTTACTCAACTGTAAGACGTTCCATATCGGAGCTTGCTAGACTAAAGGTTATAATTGTGCATAGACTTAGATCTACTCAATCTTATACTCTGCCACTACAAAACAAGATATGCCTCACAGAACACCCAGATGTGCCTCACAGGCATAATAATAAACTAGATATATATAACTATAATAATAGATATAAAACTTTTAGTAAAAACAATGTAAGGTTAAACCTCAGTTCCTCGATACCCCTGAATGAAAAATACTCAGTTAAGTTTAAAGCTATAGGAATTGAAGGTGAATTTATATGCGTGCAGGATAAAAAAACAGGTGATAAGTATAAAATACACAGGTACAAAAAACAAGAACCCATACCATATTAACTGTCTATAACTTAAATCTTGCAATGGGTTGTGTGTTCGCTTAGATAATCCACAAGATATGGTTGGAAAACCTTTGCACAAAATACAATGCGATAGCATGACGAGGAGTAGTAAATATGCTGTACGTTGTAAGGCAAAAGGCAATCTGATGAAATCTGGCTTTTACAGGTGTAAAAACCATGGAGGCATGAGTGATTGGAATGCCAAGAGCATTGAAGGCAAAATCAAGGCATTGCGTAACTTAAAATTTTTAAAACATTTAACTGAAGATGAACTTAGAAAAAAATATATCAGACACACAGATCCAGGAGAGACAAGCTCAGCAACTAACAACAATTGATAAAATATCTGTTGAGTTAGAAAAGGGTGTTCCACTTACTAAAATTTGCAAAGACAAAGGCATGCCAAGTTTATCTACGATTTACAAATGGATGCGTGATGATGATAAAGTTTACAATCAAATTATGAAAGCTCGCAGGATCGGAGCATTCACACTACTGGATGAGATTAACGAAGAATTAGCTAATCCAAAAAGTAATCAAGAGATGATGTATTGGCGAGAAAAACTAACACATGTACGATGGATGGTAAGTAAATTGATATCAGACATATTCGGTGAGAAATCAAAACAAGAGATAAAACAAGACAATGTGATAACAATACGTTGGGGTGGACAAGTAAAAAAAACAATAGATGTTGATGACAAAAGACATGAATAGTTGGTTAATGTACGCGCTGACAACATGCCTTGCGCGCGCGTCATGGAGTTCATTTCCGATAACGATTAATTATCGGAAATATATTATAGGTTGTTTTATTAGATTGCTGGCGAACAAACCAAGAACAAAAGGGGGGGTGTACCCACAAAACCACGCGCCAAAATTATATATATCTATATTGGGAATTTCATACACACAGCCACACATTGCCTATGTCAAAAAATGAAGATGCATTAATTACAGCTTTGTTGTTTGTGAATGAAGCAAATGGTTCTTTGGTAATACATTTTAATGGTTTTGAGAATAATGAACACATGGATAAATTTGCAGAAAAAATTCTAAAAAAGATGGGAATTGATTATCATAAAATAGATGATATTTCTGATATGCCAAAAATACACTAATGATTATCGACATACCCTATGAACCTAGACCACAACAAGAAGAGCTACATAAAAAATTAAGGCAGCATAGATTTTGCGTTCTTGCTTGTCATAGAAGATTTGGCAAATCAGTAATGTTAATTAATCATTTACTTATTGAGGCAATGCTAAACAAAAATAAAAATCCAAGATATGCCTATATAGCTCCAACGTACCGACAAGCTAAAAACATTGCTTGGGATTATTTAAAACAATATGCAGGAGTAATACCAGGAGTTAAATTTCATGAGACAGAATTACGATGCGACTTACCTAATGGTGCAAGAATAACACTATTATCCTCTGAAACACCAGACAGTATTAGAGGTATATTTTTAGATGGAGCTTGTTGTGATGAGATGGCACAAATAGATCCCACACTTTGGAACGAAGTTCTTAGACCCTGCTTATCTGATAGAAAAGGTTGGTGCGTATTTATTGGAACACCTGCTGGTATGTCAAATCAATTTTATGAATTATATCAGTACGCGTTAGTTAATGACGATTGGTTTGCTTACATAGCTCCTGCATCAAAAACCAATATAGTTGATCAGGCAGAATTAAAAGCTGCAAGAGAGCAGATGGGTGAGGAAAAATATCAACAAGAATTTGAATGCTCCTGGATCGCAAACATATCAGGATCTATTTTTGGATCTATTATAAAAGATTTAGAAGATAAAAAACAGTTGACTAGAGTTCCTTACAATCCTTCCTATCCAGTAAATACTGCTTGGGATATTGGAATTGGGGACTCTACCTCAATTATATTTTATCAGCAAGTTGGAGCTGCAATTCACATTATAGATTATTATGAAAACAGCAAAGAAGGTTTACCTCATTATTGCGATATTATTAATAAAAAAGATTATTATTATAAAACACATTTTGCACCGCACGACATAGAAGTTACTGAATTTTCTACTGGCAAGACTAGAAGAGATGTTGCTTATCAACTTGGTATAAATTTTAAAATTTTACCAAAACTTCCTTTAGAAGATGGAATACATTCAGCTAAAATGATTTTACCAAGATGCTGGATTGATATGGATAACTGTAAACATTTAGTTGATGCATTAAGACACTATCATAGAAAATATAATGAAAAGATGAAGATATTTCATAGTAAACCTGTACATGCTTGGTCATCACATGCTGCAGATGCTTTTAGATATTTAGCATTGTCAGTAAATGATGTGCTAATTAAAAACGTATCTATGCCTAGAGCTACAGACTCGGAATATAAGATCTTTTCTAAATAAGGTATTTACGATTAATAGATAATATAATATGGCTTTATGATGTTATCAAACTTTAATTTTTTTATAAGATAGTATCATGGGATTTCTAATGCCTAAAATGCCAGCGCCACCCCCACCACCACCGCCACCGCCTGCACCTCCAGCTTTTGATGATGAGGATAGGAAAGCAAGAGTTGCAGCTGAGCAAGCTGAAATTAGACGTAAACGTAAAGGAAGATCTGCCACAATATTAACTGGACCAGAAGGATTAACACAACAAGAAACTTTACAGAAAAAAACATTATTAGGAGAATAATATGGGAGGAGTTAAACCAGTCGTTAATTTAGTAAAATCTGTTGTAACAGGACAGCCGTCAGATGTTCCTGCTGCAGTAGCACCGCAAGTTCAAGCTCCAAAACCGCAACCACTTTCTTCTCCCACTCAAGCTGAAGTAGAATTAGGAGAAGCAACAAAATTAATAAAAACAAAAAGAAAAGGTAGATCAGCAACAATACTTACATCACCTTATGGAGTAGGTGGTCAAGCTACCCTTGCAACAAAAACCTTATTAGGCGAATAGCATGGCAATAAATCCAAAAGCAAAATTGGTATTAGATAGATACCAAAACTTAAATACTCAACGTCAGACATGGGAAGAGCATTGGCAAGAAGTTGCAGATTACATGATGCCTAGAAAAGCAGATATCACAAAAAGAAGATCTAAAGGTGATAAGCGACACGAATTAATTTTTGATGGTACTGCTATTCATGCGCTAGAATTATTATCAGCATCATTACATGGAATGTTAACAAATGTTTCATCTCCTTTTTTTTATTTAAGATACAGAAATAATGATCTTGATAAAGACGATGAAGCAAAAGAGTGGTTAGAGTCTTGTACTGATATTATGTATAAAGTTTTTTCCTCATCAAATTTTCAACAAGAAATTTTTGAATTATATCATGATTTAATTTCTTTTGGCACGGCAGCCATGTTGGTGGAAGAAGATATAAATGACGATATAAGATTTAGAACAATTTATATTTCAGAAATTTTTATTACCGAAGATGAAAGAGGCATGGTAGATAGTTTACTTAGAAAATTTTATCTACCTGCCAGAACAGCATTATTAAAATTCGGAGAAAAAAATTTATCTAAAAATATAAATGATAAAGCTAAATCACATCCATACGAAGAAATTCCAATATTACATTTAGTAATGCCAAATGAAGAATTTAGAATTGCAAAAGGTAATAAAGGTAAATCGTATTATTCAGTTTATGTAGATCCAGATAGTGGAGCTATTTTAAAAGAAGGTGGTTATGAAGAATTTCCTTATGTTGTGCCTAGATATTTAAAAGCATCAAATGAAATTTATGGAAGATCGCCTGCGATGAATGCTTTAGCAGATGTTAAGATGTTAAACACAATGTCTAAAACAATAATTAGAGCTGCACAAAAACAAATAGATCCACCTTTACTTGTTCCTGATGATGGTTTTCTTTTACCAATAAGAACCATACCAGGGGGATTAAATTATTATAGAGCAGGTACTAGAGATAAAATTGAACCAATGAACATTGCTGCCAACAATCCTTTAGGATTAAATATGGAAGAACAGAGACGTAAGGCAATTAGAGAAAATTTTTTTGTAGATCAATTAATGATGCAATCTGGTCCGCAAATGACAGCAACAGAAGTCTTACAAAGAACAGAAGAAAAAATGAGATTGCTTGGACCAGTATTAGGTAGATTACAATCAGAATTACTACAGCCATTAATTACAAGATGTTTTAATATTTTACTTAGAAATAAAAAATTTCCAGAAGCTCCTGATTTCTTAGGAGATCAAGATATAGAAATAGAATATGTATCTCCTTTAGCAAAAGCTCAAAAAACATCAGAATTATCTTCAATTATGAGAGGCATTGAAATATTTGGTTCTTTACAAAATATAGCTCCTGTATTTGATCATATAGACGTAAATGGCTTAGTAAAATATATACAGGATATTTTAGGAATACCTGCTAAAGTAATGAAATCAGATACACAAGTGCAACAAATTCGTTTACAAAGAGAACAAATGCAGAAACAACAAATGCAGATGCAACAAGAATTGCAAGCCGCTGAAACAGCTAGTAAAGCAGCTCCTGCATTAAAAGTTATAGGTGAATAAAGATATTAAAAGTTTAGTTACGAATTATAAGATTTGTTTTGGATCTGAAAATGGAGAAAAAGTTTTTGAAGATCTAGAACGAAGGTGCAATGCTAACATAACTACTTATGTTAAAGGAGATAGTTATGAAAGCGCATATTTAGAGGGACAGAGATCTGTCTTTCTATTTATTAAATCAATGATCAACAAAAAAGATGGAGGAAATAATGAGTGATCAACAGGTAGTGGTAGAACAAACAGTTCAACCATCTGGAAGTTCAAAGACTTCTCCAGTAAATAATAATGTTCAAAGTGTAGTTGAACAAGCTGCAGCAGATTGGAAAGCTAGTTTAGCAGAAGATATTAGAGGAGATAAATCTTTAGCTCCTATAAAAGATGTTAATAGTTTAGCTAAAAGTTATATTCATGCACAAAAATTAGTTGGTGTAGAAAAAATTCCACTACCTAATAAACATGCGACTGAAGAAGATTGGAATGTAGTTTTTGATAAACTTGGCAGACCAAAATCAGCAGAAGATTATACTTACGACATTGATGAAAATTCATCTATTGATGAAAATGCTCTAAAAATTTTTTCAGAACAAGCTCATAAACTTGGCTTGTTACCTCAACAAGCAGAGGGTGTAATTAAATTTTATCATAATCTTTTACAAGATCATTTATCAAATTTAGAAGTTTCTTCTGAAACTGCTCGTATTAATAGTGAACAACAATTACGAAAAGAATATGGAAGAGCTTATGATCAAAAAATGTCAAAAGCATCTCAACTTGCTAGACAACATATTGGTGAAGAGATCTTAGGTATGACTTTAGAAAATGGTATTAGATTAGGTGATCATCCTCAAGTTATTAAAGCATTTTCTAATTTAGCTGATATGCTTGGTGAAGATAGTTTTATAGCTCAATCTGGTCCAAATTATTTAACCCCTGCTGAATTAGAAACTGAAATAGCTAAACTAGAAGCTAAAGTGCCAAATTCTGCTTATTGGACTAAAAATCATCCTAACCATGATAAAGCTGTACAAGAGGTTTTCGCTTTACGAAAACAATTGTTTGATATAAATAACAAATCACTAGGATAATCTTTTAGACCCTATTGGCATTTGGAAAAGACAAACATCGATGAAGATGTAAAATTCTAGAATAGATCCACATTGTGGAAAATCCATTCGTTTATTTTTAACCAAACTAACAAATGGAGATGACAATATGTCAAATCAAATAACTACTGCTTTTGTACAGCAGTATAGTTCAAACGTACAAATGCTGTCCCAACAAATGGGATCAGTATTGCGTGAAGCGGTGGATGTTGAAACTATTGTTGGGAAGAACGCATTTTTTGATCAAGTAGGTAAAGCTACTGCTCAATTAAGAGTATCTCGACACGCGGACACACCACAAATCGATTTGCCTCATTCAAGGAGACGTGTATCTATTGCGGATTATGAGTGGGCTGATTTAATCGATAATGCTGACAAAGTAAGAATGTTAATCGATCCTACTTCTTCTTATGCAAAAGCTGCAGCAGCAGCTATGGGAAGAGCTATGGATGATGTGATCATTACAGCTTTAGGCGGAACAAGTTTTACTGGTGAAACAGGATCTACTTCTGTTGTGTTACCAGCGTCTCAAAAGCCATTTAGTGCATCACAAACAGATGGATTAACTATAGCAAAAATTTTGGAAGCAAAAAAACTATTAGACTTAGCAGATGTTGATCCATCTATACAAAGATACATTGTATGTGGACCAAAACAAATCTCTGATCTATTAGGAACAACCCAAGTTACTTCTAGTGATTTCAATACAGTTAAAGCTCTAGCACAGGGTCAAGTGGACTCTTTCTTAGGTTTTAAATTTATTGTTAGCAATAGATTGGCATTTGATGCAACTAACACAGATGACAGACTAGCTTATGCATTTACTCAAGATGCTATTAAATTAGCTATTGGCAAAGATGTTATGGCAAGAATAGATGAGAGAGCTGATAAATCTTACAGCACTCAAGTTTATTACTGCATGAGTCTTGGTGCAACTAGAATGGAAGAAGAAAAAGTTGTTCAAATAGCTTGTGATGAATAATCTAACAATAGGAGAATAAAACTATGGCTACATTATACTCAA